ACAGTAACGCCGACGGCTCACAATATAGAGGTGTAGAAAGCGAATTAACACAACTAACAAGTGTTTTACAATTAACAGGTTCGTCGCTTAATTTTAGGATTTATAATATAGGATTAATTTTTGCGTCGGGTCAAGGTTTTAACGACGCTAACACCGCTATTGAAAAAACATATACTAACCAAGACAGATACAGGAGTAACGACCAAAACAATAGCGTTTTTGATTGTCTTAAAGTTTTGGAGGGTATACTAAAAAAATACGGATGTTGCATTTTCCAAAGTCAAAACAGGTGGCATATTATAAAAATATCGCGCTTTTTTTGGCACGGTTTTAATAATGATGTAGCAACGTTTAAAGAGTATAACAGTAACGGTGTTGAGGTTTTAAATTCAAGTATGGGCGAACTTGGCGAACAAAAGGAGTTTTTTATAGGTTCTCAATTGGGAGGTTATACGCCTTTTTTCTGTAACGCAGACCAAAGCATAAAATTAAACGGCACAATAGGGGCGTATAAAGTCGTTTATAAGTATGGAGTTTTACAGTCGGTTATAACTAACTCACAAGTAATTTTTAATAATACTGCGGGAAGTATTGACGGTTGGAGTGTGCCACAAAATAACGAACTCGCATACCAACAAGCCGAAAGTCCGTTAAGAGCTATACTTAAAGAGGTTTCTGGTAATGTGCAAGCGGTAAGACTTGAATTTCCTGTTAACGGTGGCTATTCATTCGACGAGGGTGCAAGCCTAATTTTTACCTTTAGAGGCTATTATTTACCTCAGCAATTTAAAATAATTGGGTACAAAGTTGTTATAGAACTGCAAGACGCTAACGACTCTCAAAACCGTAGATACTTAACCGATAACTTACAATGGTCAAGTAACGCGACACAGGACGTTTATGTTGCTACAAGTCGAAGCGTGCAAAACGGCGCAAAAACAAATTTTGAAACAATTTTAGAAAACGTTGAGCCTTTACCGTTTTCAGGAGATATATACATAAAACTTTTAGCGCCTAAAATATTCGACGGTAGCCCGCCCTTAATTGGTAAAGGTATACTTTATAATTTCGTAGGTCTTGAACCTAATGTTGTAACACCTCAAATAATAGGGGAGAGTTTTACGTCGCGTATATCGGGGCAGACCTTAATGGCTAAAAATAAAATTGAAGAGGATTTTTTTACAGGCGACGGCGATGCGTCTGTTTATGTTGGCTCTATAACAGATATTGCAAACCAAAACACTTTAATTTGGAGGCGTAAACTTTCGCCTGATACCTCGCCTATAAACATAAATAAAAAAGTTTTGGAGTGGTTAGCTTGGGAACGTCAAGCGATACAAAGAGCGAACCAAAAAGAGTTAAGCGGTTCAATACGCGGATTTATACCGTATTTAGGTTCTTTTGTTATGCCTGAAATAGAGCCGTTTATAGTGTCTAATATACAATTTATGTTAACCTCTTACGAGTATGACACAAAGAGCGAGCAAATACGAATAAAATTAACAAAAATTGACAATGTTTATTTCCCTGACGACGATGTGGTCGACGTTGAGTTTAACCTAGAGTCTAACGAAATTGTTGAACCTAAAATTATTGGATAAAATAAATTAACTTTGGAATATGAACGGCACAGATTTTTATAACGGCAGCAACAGTATTTTATATATTAAATTTAACGAGGTTTTTGCGCCTGTTGCCTGTCTTACTTCTCACTCAATAAGCGAGGTTACTGACGCGATAGAAACTAGCGTAAACGTTTCACAGGGGGCAAGCTGGAGAACTTATACACCTGACTATCAATCATACGATTTACAAGCAAGCGGATTAAAAATAAACGACCAAAGTGGAGAGTTTGAGGCGCGGGTAAGTCTACCAAAACTAAAAACCTTAAAAAGAAATAGAGTAATTTTTGAATGGGAGGTACGAACAGAGGGGGGAGATTTTATTGAGTCAGGTACAGGTTTTATTACAAGTTTAACAGAAAACGCTGACGTAGGCGAGTTTATAAATTTTGACGTATCAATTAAAGGTGTTGGAGAGTTAACAAGTTTTGCGCAAGACAATGTTAGTTTTGACCGTACAAATATTACGTGGGATGATACAACTATAACGTTTGACAACGACTAAAATGTTTTTAAATCGAGATAATTCTGAAAAAACATTAAGCAAAAACGACACGATTTGCTTGATTAAACAGTTAGATAATATTGTTTCAATGAGTTCAAAAATATGTAACTTACTCAACAGAGTAAAGAGTTTAAAAAATATAAAATAAATGGCACAAATAACCGCGATTGATTTAGGTACAATTCCAAACGACGGAACAGGCGACGTTTTACGTTTTGGAGGTCAAATAATAAACGATAATTTTGCAGAATTAAACGTTAAAAAACTTGAAGCGGGTACTTTTATAGGTACGGCGACAGATTTAGACGGACGGATTGCTAATATAGAAAGTGATTACGCAACCCTATCTACCGCTCAAACCTTTACAGGTGTTAAAACGTTCAACTCTTTACCTGTTTCAAGTGTTGTACCTACATTAGCATTTCAGTTTACAAATAAAAATTATGTAGACAACGCAATTGCTAATATTAGTGGTTACGAGTTTTGGAACTTAAAAACAAACGGTGTACAAAGGACAACGATACAGGATAACGGCGTTTTAGATTTAGTTGAGGGCGACGGTATAAAATTAAGTTATAGCGCGGGAGGTGTTGTTGAAATAGCTTTTATTAACGATGATTTAGGTTTTATTAGCGACGCGCCTAACGACGGAAATTTTTACGGTCGTCAAAACGGCGCTTGGGTTCAGGCTCAAAATACTATACCAACATTACAACAGGTTTTAGACACAGGTAACACCTCAACGACTAATGCACAATTTTTAGAGGATGCAAAATTACAATTAACAAGTGAGTCAACTTTTTCAACTTATAATTCTAGTTTTGAAAACATTTTAGAGGTTAAAAAAATAGATGGAAGCGCAACGTATGTTTCGGGTATAGTTGGAAGTACAAAAATTGAACAATTAACTAACTCTACACAAAGAGGTATAGGTGTAACAGGTTTTTCAGAAATTAGCGGTAATACTGACGGAGGTAGAGGTTACGGTTTATATGGAAAAGCAAAAAACAATTCAAATGCAAGTGTGCCAAATAGGTTAGTGGGTAGTTATTCTGAAGTAGAATATGAACACCCTTTTGGGGCTAACACATCTGTTAATAGGTTAACAGCTAACGACTCTTATATTGTAATACATACTTTTGTAACACCTGCAAAAGTAGAAAACGTTTACGGATATTTTAATGAAATTTGGAACAGAGGTAATACAAATGAAATAAATAGAATAGTTGGTATAAATACAGTTATAAGGACTGACGGAGGTACAAATTTAGATGTAGTTGGAGAAAGTATAACATTTCAAAATAATTTTGGAGGTAAATGGGAAAGTGGCGCATTTATAAGTTTTGAAAAATCAACTCTTGACATAGCATATGTACAAAATCAACCTAATTGGTACGCTTTAAAGTCGCAGATTGATATACAAAGTGTTTTTTCAGGTACCATACAAGCTAAAAGTTTTTTAATTTCTAGTGATGATAACGACCCTTTTGACGGTGGTAATGGTTTTTATGCAACATTAAATTCGGGTACCTTAACAGGTTTAAGAAATTATACTTTTCAAGACGCCGACGGTACTGTTGCTTTTTTAAGTGATACTTTAGGGGATGCGCCAAGCGACTCTAATACATACGGTCGTCAAAACGGCGCTTGGATTGAAATTTTAAGTAATGCGCAAAATTTACAACAAACATTAGAAGAGGGTAACACCTCAACGACAAGCGCGGAATTTATAGACACCTATATTAATTTAATAAATACAGGGCAAACGTTTTTTAATACGGGTCAATTATTAAATATAAAAGCGACAACTTTAAGCAATCCGACACTAGCCAATCAAGCTATGGTTTTTATGGATTATACCGTAAATTCAGGTTTAACAGGTACTATTTATGCAAATTATTTAAACACGGATATTGAAACGTCAGAGGATAACAATGTTATTTACGGAACATACAACAATATAAGAGATAAAGCCAATAGCACGTATGATTTTCTTATTGGAAGTTGGAACAATGTCGAAATACAAAATAATTTAGTTGACTCAGGTACAACAAAAGACTCTAAATTTATTTATGGTACTAGGGATAAAATAGAAGTAAAAAACAACGGAGGTAATACGCCTTATAGTTTTGATATTTTAGCCTCTAACTCAATATCTCTAGTATTAGACGACCCATTTACAACGGTTCAAACGGCTTGGGGGATAGGTATGTTTATAGATGTTTCAGAGGGAGATATTACCAACGTTTTAGAGTGTTTTAATTTAGATGTTGACGTGCTTGGTAACGCTAATATTACAGGAGATGTGAAACTATTATCTATGTCTTTAAGCGAAACCGAAAACGGCAGTATTTCGGGTGATGCTTATATAATTTATTCCGAGGACGACTACCCAAGTTTTTTTAGGGGCGATATAGAATTAGGAGACGACAACGGATTTAAAGCAGTTTTGACAAATAGCGAAACACAAACCGCTGACACTATTATAACCCTACCTAATACAACAGGAAATTTAGCTTTAATTAGTGATACGTTAGGAGATGCACCAAACGACGGTCTACAATACGCTCGACAAAATGAAAGTTGGACGGCTATACAAGTATCGCAAACTGTCATAAACTCAACAGATACAATTGAGGTAACTCTTGACAATGGCGAATATGAGTTAAACGCTATCGGAGTCGCTAATTACTCAGAATGGGTGCAATATTTCGGTACTAGAGGCGACGGTAATTTAAACGTACAGATTGGCGACTATGATAGTTTTAATAATAATACTTATATAGATATTGTTGACGCCACAGGATTTATTGATTTAAACGCGACACAAGGAAAAGTTAATTTGAACGCGCCATTAATAACCGCGTTGGGTAATTTAGAGTTATTTTTTACAGACTTACAATTTAGGGGTTCAGGAACTACAACAATAACAAAGTCCTCTAGTGGAACTAATACAATAAACTTGCCTAGTGCTAGTGGAACATTTGCTTTATTAAGCGATATAGTTGCAGGTATTGGCGAAGCACCAAACGACGGTAAACAATACGCAAGACAAAACGAGTCTTGGCAACAAGTTATAACAGGTGGAGGCGGTTACCAATTTATAACTGAAAACATTGACGTTAATAATGATTTTTCTATAACAATAGGAGATTTAAACACCTCAGGTATTGAGGTACAAAACCAAAGCGGATTTAATTACATACAGTTAGGTAATTTTAATTTTGATACTCGAGTTGATATTTCAACGACAGACGTTAGGATTGGCGACCAATTCGGATTAGGTACAGGTACTTTATTGCAAATGTTTTCAAGTTCGATAGCTATAAATGTACAAACAGGGTTAAGGTTAGAGAGTGGTTTTAATACGCAAGGTGTTAATCTAAAACTTAACGCAATAGCCTCAAATAATAAATACGACTGTTTTTTCCCGCAGAAAACAGGAAACCAAACAATAGCAATGATTTCAGATTTAGACGCGGTTGGCGCTCAGTCTAAGAGTTTTACTATTACAGACCCAATAAACGAGGTTATACCACTATTTATTTTAGGCGATAGCATAAGTATAAAAGATATAAACGTTTCTAGGCTTGGCAGTAATGATTTAATATATAAACTAGGGTACGGAAATACTTTAGACGCTATTGACCAAGATATAGGAGGTACGGAAACAGTAAGTAGTAACGGCTCTAACGTTTTAAGTTTGTTTGAGGGTGTTCCCGCCAATAATTTTGTTTTCTTAGATATAATTGACAACGGAGGTGCTACACAGTTTCACATAACAATAAATTACGAATAAATGAGTATAATCGGTAAATGGATTGGCGAAAATATAGCCGAATTTCCGCAACAAAACCAACCTTTTGAAAGTGTACCGTCAACAGTTTTTCCAACACAAGTAAGGAATGACGCAAGCGCATTTAATAAGATTGGCAGTGCTATAACACTAGATACTAATAATGACGCTGACGGTTACATAATTCGCGCGTCTATTGATTATGTTGCGACTCATAATAATAGGTTTACGCCCAATATTAGAGTAGTGCCAACAGTAAACGCACAAAATGCTGATGTTTTAGATAGTATTGCGGGAGGTTATTGTAGGCAAAACTCAGATAATAAAACAAGTTCTGATAGCTTTACAGTTGTTACTAATATTGTTGGAAGTATAACTTTACAAGTTGAATGGCGCGCAGAGGGAACTTCAACTATTGCGGGAAGCATTGACAGAGCGTGCTTAGAAATTATACCGATTTATTTCGACGGCATAGGGCTTTATGAGGGAACGCAAAACGCTTTATTAGGCTCTACAACACCAAGTACGCAAGAATTAAATTCTACAATAGTTCAATCGGGCGGAATACAGAGAACAGGCAACACAGTAACGTTAAACGCTCAAAAAAGATTTTTAGTTTTAGGTTGTTACTTTACTGACAGGACAGGAGTAAGAACGCAACGTTGGTCGGGTATTGCTCAGGACGGCATTTTTTTACGCGATGCAATGGTTAATACATATATTAGAGATACTAATAACGGTAAACAAGGAGAGGTTTTTACAACTCTTATTGAAACAGGCGTTAATACTAGTGATATAGAGTTACAAGTTTATTTAGGCGACGGTATTGACCCGCCAAGTTTAGGAGGCGCGGGTTTTCCTAGTGGTACACCAACTGTAACGTTGGCAAGTCTTGCGGTAATTGAGTTAAAAAGCGGTTGCGAGGTTTTTAAATCTTACGACGACTTAGGAGGTCAGGATTTAGGAGTTGAGGGCGATGTAGTTGTTAACTCAGCTAGAAATAACATTTTTAATAACGCAAATAGCTTTATACCTGTTAATGATAGTAATTATAAGTCTGTATTAAATATGGACGGATTTTTTGGGGCTAATATTTCAGCATCCTACCAAACGGCAAGCGGTACAAGGTTAACACGTCGTTTATCAATTTCGGTTAACGGTGTAGAGGACAGGGCGGTAAGTTCTACAAAATTTGGAAGAGGCTCGCAAGGCGGACAAGTAACTTACGGATTTAGCGGTAACCCTTTTGGATTTGTAAATTTAAATGCTAACGACAATATTGGAGTAATTTGTAAAGATGTAGGTAACAACGTAAACGTTTCAACGCGTGCGGGTTGGGCGGGAATGTGGGGTTTAAATTTAGATACTATGAATAACGGTGTAAACCCAAGACCCGACAGGCGATTTTTTAGTATTGCTTAAATGTATTATTTTTACTCAAACTTTTAAAAATCAAATAACAGAATTATGAAAAAAACAGAATTAAATTTAGGTCAGGTTTTACAATTAGACCAAGAAATTAAAAGCGCAAACGTTGAGAAAGATTTAAACTTTGTAGTTAAGTTTAAATTAAATCTAATTGGTAAAGATTTAATAAAGCACGTCGAAACATTTGAAAAAAGCCGTAAAGAGATTATTGAAAAATTTGGTATTGATAGCGATAAAGGCAAGACATTAACAGGTTCAAAAGACGAGGCTAAAGGTATCGACGAACTTAACAAGCTATTAGAAACAAAAGCCAATTTTAATTTTAAAAAAGATTTAAAGATAAACGACTTTAAAGACCTTAAAACTGACAAACCCTATGACCTTTTATTTACGTTAATACAAGGTTAAAACTAACCTACTATATGAGTGATAAAATAAACCTCGCTGAGTGGACAAGCGTAGAACTTATTAAGTTTTTAAACCAAAAAATAACACTATTAGAGGAAACCTTAGAACGCCTTGACATAGTGGTTAGAGATTTGCAAGACGAGGCAAAAATAAGAAAAGCATTAGAAGAGCAAGAGCAAGAGAGAATAAGAGAAGAGAAAGCAAAACAAAAAAGCAGAGTTTTACTTTATGGTGGTGTTGGTGCGGGTATATTTCAGGCTATTGCATACATTGTTAAAATGATGCAAGACTAATGGAAGACAGGACAAATGTAGGCGCGGGTATTGCTATTGCTTTTTTTGCTATTTTATCACTCATTATAAATAATGACAACCCTAAAATTAACTACTGTAAAGACTTATATCCCGACGTAGAAAACGTTGGTAAATTTATAGACGCTACAAGTTGGATTGATAAAGATTTAGCACCGCAAGCGTACAAAGCAATTAGCAGTTTAGACGGATTAAAAAAAGACCTTAAAATTGTTTGGCATCACTCAGCAACTAACTCAGATATTTACGCGCGCGAGTTGTGCGAGTTAACTAACGACCGTTTCGCCATGGGTTGTAGTTATTCTATAAGTATACACGATAACGGCAATGTTGTTGGCATGTCTAATATAGACGAATATACTGCAAGCGTTAGAGGTTTAAATAGTCAAGTTATTAGCATTGTTTTTGTTGGTAATTACGAAGAAAATAATGTACCTGATATTATGTTATACAGGGCTTGCCAAATAAAACAGGCTTTTGATATTTTAGACGATTCCCGAGAGGATTTTAATATTAGTTCATACGCTTATCACGGACAACTAACGCCGACGTTGTGCGCGGGTAAGAATTTAATAAAAAGGTTAAATGAAAACGGACTTATTACACATAATAAATAAATACGGTGTTATTATTTTATTAGCTCTAATGGCTTTTTTTATGTTCCGTTGGGGTGTAAGTGTAGGAACTAATAAAAGCGTAGCCTATACCCTTAAAATTAACCGACAAAGGTTAAATACTCTTAATGATTCTGTTGAGGTTTTAAAAAAGCAAAACAATGAATTGCTAACCGAAATTAAAATACTCAATTTAGACGCTGACGAAAAAACTAAACTTATAAATAACGAGTTAAATGAGGTTATTAAAAATATTAATAGTATTAATGTTACTGACGACAAACTTAAAAAGTTACTCGCAAAATACGAGAGATTCAATACAGGTTTCGACTAGAGCGTTTGAAAAAATATATAAAGATTTAAAAGTTTGCGAAGAGTTTTACAAATCGTATAACCGTCAAAAATTCCTAACTGAAACACTAATTAAAGGCAATTTAAAAAAAATAAATACTTTGCAGATTGGTCGCATTAAGATTGAGTTAAAAGAGAGGGAAATAAAAAACCTGATAAAAACTAACGAAAAAATTACACTAAAGGCTAAGAGGCGAGCAAGAGGTATACCAATTGTCGGAGTTTTAGCTTTTATAACAGGTATTATAATAACAAAATAAAAAATGACAAAAAAACGCACGTTTCCTGAAGATAATTTACAAATGGTTTGCGCTAGTTTTTTAGACTATTCAAATTTACTTTGGTGTCACGTAGCTAATGAAAGACAAACGAGTAAAGTTGCGGGTTTAAGGCTTAAAAGAAAAGGCGTTAAAAGCGGAGTACCTGATATATTAATTTTCGAACCAAATAAAAAATACTCAGGTTTAGCAATAGAATTAAAGATTGCACCTAACAAGCCAACAGATAAACAAAAAAAATGGCTTAAAGATTTAAGTAATAAAAATTGGCGTACCGAAATATGTTATAATTTTAACGATTTTGAAAACGTTGTAAATTCTTACCTTAAAAATTAGTTTTGTAAGTTTTTTTTTCTTAATTTGGGGCATATTAATTTTTAAACCATAAAAAATATGTCGAAAGATTTTAAAAAAGTCGCCATACTTTCGGAGGCTGACTTACAAAAAGTACCTGAAAATTTAAGGGTTTTCTCAGCAGAACAACTTAAGTTGATAATGGAACGAACACCAAAACACCAAATAAAAACACGAAAAGCTAAGGGCGGTGGTACGTGGGATTATGTAAACGGCGCGTATTGTATTAAGATGCTAAATATAGTTTTTGCGTTTAATTGGGATTTTGTTATAGTTGAGAAACAGTTTGATTTGGAAATTGGGCAATGTTTCGTACAGGGTCGTTTATCGGTTAGAGTTGGAGATAAAACTATCACTAAAGAACAGTTTGGGCGTTCAGATATTAAATTTAGAACGGCTTGGGAAAACAACAAAAAAGTAACAACTAAACAACCTTTAGATATTGGTAACGATTTAAAAGGTGCAAGCACAGACGCGTTAAAAAAATGCGCGAGCCAATTAGGTTTTTTTAGTGATGTTTATTACTCGCAAGATTTTAAAGATTTAGAAATAGTTAGCGAGGATAGTAAAGAGCAAAAGTTAATAGATAAACGTCTTAAAACGTTAGAGTTTCACTTATCAAAATGTCAAACAGTTGAGGCAATAGATAAAATAGAAAATCAATACATAGAAAGCTACAACGGCGATTTAATTGAACAAGAAATAGAACTTTTTAAATTCCACAAAAACCGATTAAAATGAAAGTAGAGTCAAGATTACCGCACGAAAGCCATAATTTAGAGGTGGGCGACGTTTTTCAACAATCGTTTTACCCATATATTAACCAAATCGTAACGTATTTTTTTTATAAAAATTTCTATCCTGAAAGTGATAAAAAAGATAAAACCGAAAGCGGTGTATTTAGAATTACTAAAATTAAAAACAGAGAAAAATGAAAACAAAAAAAAATTTATCAAAACGAGAGAAACAGGTCGCGTGCTTGTTGCTTTTAGGTCTTAAATCAAAGCACGTTGCTAAAGTTATGGGTTTGCATCAAAAAACCATAGGCACGTATTTAGCAAGGTGGAAAATGTTTATAGGCGCGCCGTTAATTAGCAATTATATGGCTTTGCGTTATATTATTCCGTTAATAGAGGGAGAGCCTGACTATAAAGGCGCTTTGAAAGATTACGAGCCTATTATATTAAAAATATCAAAAGCAACAAGTCCAAAAACAGTAAATAATTTAATTAACCAAATAGAAAAAATATGATACAATTTAGAAGTTCAGGAGTAGGCAATTTATTAGTAGGATTCAAACCTAATACCGCAGAGGCGCGACTAACAGAGTTGCAACACAAAGCCTATTTAGATTTATGCGAAAAGGAAATAAACGGAAGTTTAACAACGGCTCAGTCAAAAAAATTAAACGATTTTACCGCTAAAATAATGGCTGAGAATGAACTCAGCGAAACGGCTAAAAATTTCATTTTTGAAACGTGGCTTAAATATAGATACGGATTTAAGGAAAATATAGGCACAAAGGAAATGCAAAAAGGCATTGAGGCAGAGGACGAAAGTTTAATGTTACTTAGTGAGGTTAGTAACAGGGTTTTAATAAAAAATCAAAAACACTTTATT